CTAGAAAAGGTAAGTGCAGAAGAATATGTTGCGGGTTTTCAATTTAAGTTGGCAAGTGGGTTTAAGGACGAAATGTTAAAAAACGGTGCATTAACCGATGTTATTAAGATGAAAAACGGCATATCTCAAAAACAATATGAGGAACTGTTAGAACTTTTCATTAAAGAACAAGACGCATACGATAAAAAATATTCGGGATACACCGATTGTGTTAAGCACTTTTCTTATTGGATACCGTTTAATATAAAAAAGAGCCAATCGGAAACAATTAAATCGGGTAGTAAAATATTAGGAAAAAATTAGTTGGATTAAACTTTAATATGTTGTACATTTGTGCCAAATAATAGTATGGGAAGTAGAAAATATAAAAACATAAAGCCATTTGACGAAATTTCTTTCAGTCAAGAACAACCACAAGGCAAAGACTTAGAAGAAGCGGTTTTGGGGGGAATACTCCTAGAGCAAGACATAATGGATACAATAGCAAAGGATTTCTCCGAAAACCTATTTTATGTTGAAGCAAACAAGGTAATAGCCAAAGCAATATTGGATATGTACCAAAAAGGCGACAAAATTGATATACTTACCCTTACACAAAAAATTAATGCAGACGGCAGATTAAAAGAAATAGGCGGTGCTTACTATGTTTCAACCCTAACAAATAGGGTGGCTAGTGCCTCCAATATCGAAATGCACATTAAACTTCTCCAACAATTTGCACTACGCCGTTCATTAATAGGCGTTTGCGGAAAAGGTGTTGGTTACGGGTTTGACCAAAATAACGATGTGTTTGACATATTCGCTACCGTGCAAACCGAACTTGACCAAGCCTTAAAAGAAGTAATTAATCACGAAGTATCAAACATAAAAGACATTCACCTTGACATTGTTGAGCAAAGTAAAAAAGTTTATGAAAGCGGGGGGGTGTCAGGTGTGGTAAGCGGTCTTAAAATGGTTGACAACATAACGAGTGGGTGGCAAAAGTCAGATTTGATAATACTTGCGGGTCGTCCAAGTATGGGGAAGACTGCGTGTTGTATATCAATGATTACTTATCCCGCCATTGAAAAGAACAAAGCGATAGCCGTATTTAGCCTTGAAATGAGTAAAGAGCAGTTGGTTGGGCGTATTCAGTCGGGTTTGTCATATATTGATGTTGGAAAAATCGTAAGAAAACACTTAGATTTAGACGAAATAAAACAGATTGAAAAAAGTTGCGAAAGGCTTTTAACCTCACCGTTATACATAGATGATACGCCAAATATCACACTTATAGAACTAAAAGCCAAAGCAAGGCGATTGGTTAAAGAAAAGGGTGTTGAGTTAATCGTTATTGACTACCTCCAATTAATGCGTAGCGGACTTAATATCGGAAGTCGTGAACAAGAGATTGCTGAAATATCAAGGGGCTTAAAAGGATTGGCAAAAGAACTTGATATACCTATTATAGCCTTGTCGCAGTTGTCTAGGCTAGTGGAAGGGCGTTCAGACAAAAAACCACAGTTGTCGGATTTGCGTGAAAGTGGACAGATTGAACAAGACGCAGATATGGTGTTGTTTTGTTATCGTCCCGAATACTACAATATAGAAAATTACGACATTGAAAATGAAAGCATAACAACTGACGGTTTATTTATGCTAATTGTGGCAAAACACCGAAACGGTGAACTTGGAGAAGTGCCGTTAAAATTCGTTCACAGACTAACAAAGGTAACAAACCACCCACGTTGGGTATCGGAAGACATTGAGCCACCCGTTCAAGAAACAAGCACAAAGTCGGCTATTGCACCAAATAATTCATTTTTAGAAGAAAGCACAATACAACAAACCAACGAAGAAGGCGATATTTTACCTTTTTAATGTGAAAATTATGAAAGAAGAAAAAACAGTTGACACCGCCTTGCGGAACAAAAAAATAGAATTTATAAAAGAAATAGTTAGTGCCTATTTAAAGCACCCTATTGAAGACTATGATAATAAGTCAAGGAAGCGGGAAAGCGTAAAATTGAAATACGTTACAATGTTTCTGATATTAAAGCGAATACAAATATCATTGGTTGAGTTGGGAAAAATGTTTGGTTATGACCACGCCACCGTTATTCACGCAAGGAAGCAAATATCGGGGTATATATTATTTGACCAAGATTTAAAAAAGGAAATAGACCAAATGTTAGCCCTCATTGACCACAAATTAACGATTGTTGACGGCAAACTAGACCTAGAAAATGACTACTATTACATACCTCTTAATGAGTGTTCGGCGGTAAAAATAGATAAAACAAAGTCAATATCGTTCACGGGGTTTACACATAAAGAAATAAAAAGATTTTTAGGCGTTAATAATATTGAGGGTAATATAATAGATTTCTGTAATACCAATATGTTTTTAATTAAGAAAAAAGAAAAAGAAGAAAATGGCGAAAACAGAGATAATGACTAGGGCATATTGCTCGGAGTTCGTAATATGTACAAAAAAGGCGATAAATACGATTGAAGAAGCCGAAGCCTATGTTCGTAAGGAAATAATGGATACGGCTATGGTGATTGAAATAAGAATAAAAGAAGAAGGGGTTGAAACGGTTATAAAAAACGAAAACTACACAGACCCAAGTATTATTAATATAAAAACAATGAAATGATAACCAAGATTGAAACTGAAAAAAAGGCGAAAGCAAAAAAGCCTAGAAGAAAAATGTATTCAAATAGGATTAAGGCTATTTTGAACAAAATAGGTATGAGCCAACAAGAATTAGCTGATAGGGTAAAAATAGATAGTGCCCACTTGTCTAAAATAATTCACGGTAAAAAACAATGCTTATCTCTACCTACGGCAATAAAAATAGCCCAAGTTCTTAATACTCCCGTAGAAGAAGTGTTTGTTTTAGAGCAAGAAAAGAAGAAAAAAAAGTAAATTGTTAATAACTTTTAAATATATTGTATTATTGTACAAAATAATGTGATATATTTGTACAAACAAACAACAGTATGAGTATGTTAGTAGATATGCGTAAGCCTTTGTGTTTCTTTGATTTAGAAACAACGGGATTAAATGTTGCGACAGATAGAGTGGTGTCAATAGCGATAACGAAAATATTGCCCGACGGAAGCAGAGAAAATAAGTATGCTTTGGTAAACCCGACAATACCCATACCTAAAGAGGCAAGTGATATACACGGTATAAAAGACGAAGACGTTTTGGATAAGCCAAACTTCAAGCAACTAGCCAAGAGTATGTTTGATTTTGTTAAGGGTTGTGATATTGCGGGGTACAACAATAATGGTTATGATAACGCATTACTTCAAGAGGAGTTTTTGCGTTGCGGAATAGAGTTTCCTACACAAGACACCAAAAGTATTGATTGTTGTTTCATATACAAGCATTTTGAAAAACGTGATTTATCCTCCGCCCTTAAATACTACTGTGGAGAAACTATGGAGGACGCACACAACAGTCAAGCGGACACGGACGCTACGGTAAAGATTTTCTTTGGGCAACTTGAAAAGTACCCCGAACTTCAAGGAAAGACGGTTGAGGAACTTTCAGCGTTTTGTAACCCACAAAACACGGTAGATTGGCAAGGTCGTATAATTAAGGACAAGGACGGCGACTATGTTTACAACTTTGGTGGTTCAAGAGGTCAGAAAGTTAAGGACAATGTTGGATTTGCGGAGTGGTGTTTGAACAAGGACTTTCCCGAAAGTTTGAAAAACCTATTAAGAAGCATTTTGAAAGAACTAAAAGTTAGAAAATGAAAGCAGACTACCAAAATATAAAAAAAGAGGTTATGGACTACCCTACAAAGTACACGGCGGGATTTACAAATTCTGAAATTTCAGCACTTTTGGAAAAACTGAATATAAACGAAACAAGATTTAACAAGGCTTTGGGTGTCAATACTGTTATGGTTGTTGACGGTCAAACAATAACGTATCATAATGACGTTTTGAAAGGTGTTTTGTGTGCTATTGAAAACAGAGAGCAAAACCTAGCAGAGTGGGACTAATTTAAAATAAATAAGTATATGAAGACAAACGAGCAACCGATAGAATATGTAAAAGACACCTTTGAGGAATACTTAGGTAAGAAAACGCATATTTCCGCTTCGGACATTAAAAACTTCCTTCATTCGCCTAGATACTACTACTTTAAGGCGTTTGAAGAACAGAGGTCAAAAGACGTAAACGAAGGCAGACACTTTTCAGTTGGTTCAGCCTTGCACGAAATCATTTTAGAGCCACACTTGTTTAAGTCAAATTATTTGGTTGCACCAAAAGTTGACAGAAGGACAAAGGCGGGTAAGGAAGAATTTGAGTTATTTATGGCGGAAGCACAAGGCAAAACTATATTGTTTCCCGACGAAATGGAAATGGTTTGTAAAATGGCGGAAGAAACGCTTAAAAACGACACTTTCATTGAACTGATAAAAGATAGTTACCGTGAGGTGAGTTGCTATACAACGGACGAAAAAACGGGTATTCCCGTAAGGCTTCGCCCCGATAGTTTAGCAAAGTCAAAAAGCACTATTACGGACATTAAAAGTTGTTTGGATAGCAGTTACCGAAAGTTTAAGAACGATGTTTACGCATACGAGTATTCAATAACGGCTTCGTACTATATGGACTTCCTTAACCGAGAAAACTATGTGTTTTGTGCGATTGAAAAAGAAGCCCCATACCAAGCGTCCCTATATGTTTTGGACGACGAGAAAATTGAATACGGCAGAAGCCAATACAGAATGGCGTTAGACCTTTTAAAGTGGAGTAGAGAAAACAATTATTGGTGCGACTACACCGAGTTTGCTATGTTAAAAGAGTGTTACGAACTTCAAAGCCTAGAAGACTTTTTTGAAACCAAAAAAACAAGCGAAAAAATCATAATTTTAAAATAACCAAAAAAAAACAAAAATGAATATCAAAGGAATAATCAAGAGTATTGAAAAAGAGCAAAAAATTAGCGAAAAATTTTGCAAACGTGAATTTGTAATAGAGGTTGATTACGAAAGCAATTACCCTCAATTAATACAAATGGAATTGGTAAACGATAAGTGCGACCTAATAGACCCTTATTTAGTGGGCGAGAAAGTAACAGTACACTTTAATCTTCGTGGTCGTGAGGTATCTACAAAAGACGGGAAAAAGAAAGTGTATAACACGATACAAGCGTGGAAATTTGAAAAGGAATAAAAATGAAACGGAAACTTAAAAGGCTCATAATAAAAGAACCTATTTTAATTGACAATTTTAAAGTCAGCACTTCGGCTAACGCAAAAACCGAACTGATTAAATACGACGACGAGAGTGTAACGGTTGTCTATACAACATTGTCAGGCGAAATATATGAAAGTGAGCCTTTTCCTTCCAAATACAGTAAATTAATATGGCAAAAAGCACAACAACAACAATGACGTTAAAAGAAGACAAAAAGCATTGGGAAGAAGTTTGTAAGATTGGTCAAGGTGCTAATTGTTGTAAATATCTAGTTATGGGCGAGGCGGGATTTGAGTGTATGAGAGATAAGCCCGAAAATAAAAAAGTAATTGACGATAATTGGACGAAGCACCCTCACGTCGCACAAGGCGAAAACTGTATGGGTTATGAAGCCGAAAAAAACACAAAAAAAGAGTATTATGACAAAAGATACCACGAACCATTTGAAGACGACGGTGCTTATGCAGACTAGCGATTTATAAACAAAAAATTGATTTTACAAAATGAAACTTTTAAAAGAAATATTACAAAGCAAGTTAATCTTGCTATACGCCTCTTTGTTTCTGTTAGTTGTGTTTTCCTTTTTGGACAACTATTACGATTGGGCTTCAATAGGTATGTTAATATCTATTATTTATCCCGTGTTTTTCCTCGTTAAAGGAATGATTTATCTTATAATTAATGCTTTTAAAAATGATTAGTTTTCTGTTTATAATTTTAGCGTCAGTATGTAACTCGATAATGGATACTTCTAACCACCATTTCCACAAAAGCATATTTAATACCCCTAATTTAAACGCTTATTGGTGGAACGGTGAAATCAGTTGGAAGAACAAATATATAGACAAAAACCCCACGCTAGGAAGAACGGGTACATTGGTTCAGTTTACAGACGCTTTTCATTTCTTTAAAATGTTAATGATAGTTTTTGTTTGTTTAAGCATAATAACATTTGAAAAATGTAATGTGGTTTATAATTGTCAGTATAACAAGTTTAGTTTTTTGATATTGTTAGCCGTTTATGGCGTGATTTGGAATACTACATTTTCGTTGTTTTATAAATATGTATTAATTAAAAGAAGTAAATAAATCCTATGACAAAAAGAGAGCAAATACTAGAAAAATATCCCGAAGACAACTTTGTTTTCGCAGACGGACTAGATGAAGCGATAATTGGAGTTGACGACGACAATATGCTTATTGTTTATTCAACCCAAAAGGTTTTGGACATAATACACAACGAAACAGAGGTTGATGAAAAAGACATTGAAGAATGGGGGGGTGTTGAGGAAGCCAAGCGACAGATAGCGTTAGAGCATTTTTACTACAACATAAAAGGAACTAAAGGCAACCGATTTCCGATTTATATTGACGATGATTTTTGGTTTAATGAAGTATAGCAGAAGGTCAACACACGCATTGATTGTTAGCTACATAGCATTGATTTTGTCAATGATTTCTATTATAATTTTTTTATTTAAAATTTAGAATTATGTTTAAAATATCGCTAGAAACATTAAAGGAAATAAAAAAGCAACTTAGACATTACGAGGGGCTTCTTGAAGTAATTGCAAAATCGCCACAAAGCGTTAAAAGATTAAAGAAAATTAAAAAGTTAAATAAAGGATTAGACGAATATAATACTTGATACAAAGCCTTTGCTTACACTATAAAAACGAAGGGTATTGGTTAGTTTAAGTGGGGGCAATAGGGAACACTATCACGCTTTTCGCCCTTTCGTGTGAATAGTCCCGAAAGGCTCTTGTATCAAACAAAATAAATAAAAATGGAAGAAAAACAAAACTTTGCAGTAATGGTGGAAGGCAGACAAACGCCAACTAGATTATACGATAATTTTTCGGACGCAGAAAGAGAAGCAATAAGACTTGCTCAAAAAGAAAGACAAACAACATACGTTTTGAAAGCGGTTGCTAAATACGAATTAAACGACATAAAAAAAACAGAATTATGATTAGAAATTTTAGAAAAAAACCCGTTGTAATACAAGCGGTTGTATGGAATGGAAGTAACCTACAAGAAATTGATGATTTTTTGGGCAACACCACTCACGGCTTCACGTCTAATGATGAAACTATGTATATCCAAACACTTGAAGGAAAAATGATTGCTTCAAAAGGAGATTATATTATCAAAGGTGTTTCAAACGAGTTTTACCCTTGCAAACCCGATATATTTGAAAAAACATACGAACAAGTTTAAAAGTTATGACAAACAAAGAGAAAACAAATTACACTAGAATAGGATTAGGTCTAGTTGGTGTTGCCGTAGATAGTATGACGGCGGAAGTGGTTTGGAGAACCATTGAGGGTATTCAACAAAAAAAGGGAAAGTTTGCTATATCAGACGCAGTAGATATAAAATGTTTGGTTGAGAAAACATACAAACCGCAGAGTTTTGATTTACCTAATTTGACTATTGGCGGAAGATATGTTGAACTTACAGAAGAACAAAAAGATAAGTTGGGAGAAGCGGTTAAGCGACACGGAAAAGATAGCGTAGAGGTTAGTGTGCTTTTAATGGACTTCGCATTTCAATCCCGAACAGAGCAAAAAAAAGGCGTTGTGAAACAAGTAAATAAGAATAAAAATGAGAATAAAAAAATCAAAGTTTAAAAATACTTTTTCAAAAAACACTAAAAAAGGTAAAAATGGAAGCAAATCAAATGGCTGAAAAGAAAGAAGCACCTATGGTGTTATTTCAAAATAATCTTTCAAAGTATGAGCAAACGGTAGCCGACTTGTTGGGCACAAAGTACGGAATAAGCACTAAAGAGTTTATGGTCAAAGTGCTAAACGCCGTAAAAAAGACACCCGAACTTCTTAAATGTACGCCACAATCATTGTTTGGAAGTATCCTTTACTTCGCAGAAGTTGGTCTTCCTTTCAACACCCCCGAAGGCTTTGGATATATCCTTCCCTACAAAGTAAATGGGGTGCTAGAAGCAACGCCAATTTTGGGATACAAAGGTCTTATTGAAATTGCATACAGAAACCCTAAAATGAAATCAATCCGTATTCAAGCCGTTTACGAAAAAGACGAGTTTGATTATGAGTACGGTACTAGCGAGTATATCAAGCACAAACCTTGTAAGGACGGTGTTAGAGGGGCATTAGTTTGTGTTTACGCAATCGCACAAATTGAAGGTACAAACCCATTGTTCGTTGTGGTTAATAAGGCTGAATTAGATAAGATACAGAAGTTGAGCAAAGCGGGTGGAAGTCAGTATTCTCCATACAATAATGGAACGGACATATTCAACATTATGCAGTCAAAAGTTGCAATTAAACTACTGTTTAAAACGCTTCCAAAGGGCGATAACGACGCATTGATTAGGGCACTAGAAATGGACAATAAGTTCGATTATGAAAAGAACGCCCGTATCAGAGCAACAGAAAACGGCTATGAATTGATAGAAGTAGCACAGAAACAAAACGCTTTGGCAGAAGCGGACGTACCCGAAATAACAGTAATAGAAACAGAAGCATTAAAAAATAAAAAATAATGCAAAACCACACTAGGGTATATTTAGAGCATTTTAACTATGGGGAACAAGAATTTGTGCCTTGCGAATGTTGTGGCTCACGGGCGGTTGATATTCACCATATTGTTTCAAGGGGTATGGGTGGGGTATCAGATAATCGGCTAGATATTATTGAAAACTTAATGGCGGTATGCAGAAATTGTCATATAAAATACGGCGATAAGCCTAATTGGATTACATACTTGGTTACGCAACACGCAAAAAAAATGAAAGTAAAGTTTATGGACGTTTGGAATAAAGTTAATATGTTATGAATATAATCGCTTCTTTTTTACTCACAAATTACCGCTATCCTTTTTGGAATTACGCTGAAAAACCAAACGCTTTGGAATACACGGAAGCGTGGCGTAAATCAATAGAAAAACTAGGACTTGCTTCAATAGTTTTTATTGATGAAGAACAACCGCAATTAGAAGCGTTTGTTTCAAGCAAGTTTATGATAGACAATATAGGTATGAGTAGCCCAAAACGAAGAAACTACCGAATAAGCGGGACAAACCAAATAGACTTTCGTTGGGAAATTGCTTATGAGTTTTTGAAGTGGAATAGGCATATCGAAAACTTTTTTATGACAGACATATCAGACGTTACTGTATTGAAAAACCCTTTTGATTTTATTGAAAAAGGTAAAATATATGTTGGCGACGAGGCGTGTATTATAGGAGAAAACGAGTGGATAAAAAACAGAGTGGATATTATAGAACAACTGTCTTGTAAAATAAATTACATAGGAATAAAAAATAAACAAATTTTGAATTGCGGTATCTTTGGTGGGCACAGAGAAACAATACTGCCCGTTTTAGAGGATATGTCCAATAGAATAAAATGTTATGGAGTTCAAAGCGACACAGTTGATATGATTGCATTAAACGAAGTGTTATATTCTTGTTATTCAGACAAGATAATTCACGGAAAGCCTTTAAATACTGAATTTTGGAAGTGGGATTTTAATAATAAAGAGTGTTATTTTCAGCACAAATAATAAACAAATTGTTGTCTTATATTGAAATAAACAACTGTAAGCACTATCTTTTAAACGAAGAAGGAAGCCCTATTATTTATAATATTCATAATTTTTATTTTGTAGAAATAGATATTGACACCAAGCACCCTCTAGGGACTGTTTACAAGCCCAAAGGAATTATTGATACTAACATACGTTTTGTAAAACAACCAAACAACTCAACATTTATTTTCAATATAAAAGAGTGGAATACCAAACAAAATATATACTTCAAAGAAAAAATAACCTTTAAAAAAATAATTTATTTTTTATGTCAAAAATAAGAGTAGGAAATAAGCAAAACTCAATCCTAAACGGCGAATGGGCGGGGCACGTCAGAGGTTGGTGGAAAAAACACACTTCGGGTAAAAGACGGGCAAAACAAAAGAAATATATTCGTGAAGAATTAAAAACAACAAGGTATTGTAGCGAGGGACTAGGTAAAGAAACCTATGAAAATGATTGATAAAATAAAAAACTATCTATTCAATATATACATTATGTATTATAAAATGAAGCACGGCGACATAGTTAGGAAAAAGTGTGCGGGTTGTGGAAAGTCTAGCTATTACGACATAGCAAGTCTTAACATAAATAAAGAAACTAGGTTCTTATGTAAAGGTTGTTTTGATAAAGAATTATTAAATGGCGAAACGGCTACAAAATAGTTTAGGTCAATGCTACCACAATAAGGGCACTTGCATTGTGCTTGAAGAAGGAAAGTATTTGATTGATAAAAGCAGAGAGTTCTATATCTTTGACGTAATTCCCGTTGGTGCAGTAAGAATGACAAAAAGAGATAGGATATTTACAAATCCAAACCATAAAGACCCATTGAAGCGTCAGCGTCCCGCCGTAACCAAATACTTTGATTTTAAGAATACAATAGTAAAACAAGCAGAGCAAATGGGCTATCAATTAGGAAAGCACCTTGAAGCAGTATATCTAATACCTATGCCTAATAGTTGGTCGCAGAAGAAAAAAGAAAGAATGAATGGGCTTCCGTGCGAGAGTAAACCCGATACTGACAATATCACGAAAGGATTGAAAGACGCTTTGCTAAAAAACGATAGTGCAGTTTGGTGGGAGAAAGCAGAAAAGCGTTGGGCTTTCAAAGGAAGCATAATCATATTCAAATAAAATAAATAAAAAAAACAAATGGAAAAACTACCAAACGAAGGCGTGTTATTCAACGAAAATAGTCGGCTTGAACACAAGATTTCAAAGCCGTTAAAAAACATTGTCAGCGAGATTGAAAAAATTAATAAAAAGAAGCCAATTAATGAATTAAAAAAAAGGGGACTATGCTTAACAAGGCAAAGACAAAAAAATTAGATTATGAAAAGATTGGTTGTAATTTTGAAGTTTCGATATATGAAAATTTTGGCACAAACAAGCGTAGTAAACTTGCCCATATCAAAATGGTAATGAATGAGCAACAACTTGTAAATTATATGTACGCAGAGGGATATATTGACAACAAGCCAACCAATAAAAACAAATAAGTATGAGATTAAGAATAATGCAATTACTATTGTTTTTCCCTTGTTGTCTTTTAGACGGCATAGCACTATTTATTATTCATATACCTATGTGGATAGTATGTGGAACTAAAGCAACATCGAGAGAGCCACTACTACAATGGCTATTTGAAAAAACTAACCAATAAAAATAAATAAATATGAAAAAAACCTATTGCCGAAAGTGTGAAAGTAGCATTTACTTTTTACCTACAATCTCTATGCAAACAATAATCAGTAATGGAAAAAGCCAAAAAACATTGTACTTTACCTTTTTAAAGTATGAAATAGCAATAATTTTAAACTAACCAATAAAAACAAATAAGTATGAAAACAAAAAAAACGCTAGGCAATACGACTTCTAGCAAAGCAAAAGAAAACGTAAAAGACATTCAGTTTTGGGGCGACGGAGATACCTTCAAACTGATATGCAAGGCTCACTCAAAAGCAGAGGGTTGGCTTAAATCAACAAAGGCTATGGAAATTGAAGGAGTGGGTTGCGTAATTCAAGTTACAACTCAACAAGGAGATAATGTAGCGGAAGCAGTTACGTTTGTTCCAAAGGTTAAAATCGAAGAAACAAAAGACGCTAATGGAAATGTTGTATCAAGAAAAATTGTCGGCTCAAAAAAGTCAAAGAAACTTCACTTTGGATATTGAGATATACATAGCGTATTCACAAATACACGGCAAGGGAGTTTTTACTGCAAACAAGATTGAAAGCGATACTTCTATTTTTTTGGTTGCTGATTTGAATAGACACAAAAAAAATTTAGATTGGATTACATTTTTTGGTCGGTTTGTTAATCATAAAAAAAACGGAAACTGTGTGTTAAAAAAAGAAGGCGAAAAATACTATCTATATTCAAAAAAAGACATAGAGCCAAACGAGGAATTAACTTCGGATTATTCGGTACTAGAATACCCATTTAAAAGCGACATAATAGGATACAAAGAATGTTGAGATACCACCCAAACTATATTACAAAAGAGCAAGAGCAAGAGATATTAAGGGCTATACCGCAATTTGTTTTAAGAACGAAAGAAGGTAGGAACAACGTATATCGTTATGGCTTAATTTTGCCATACAATAGCAACTTTGTAAGCAGAGAAATACCCGAAATATTTACAAAACTCGGTATAAGCAATTTTGATAGCGTTACGGTTAATGAGTATGCACAAGGACAATTTCTTGATTTTCATATTGACGATAAACTTGCGGGAGAGCAAATAGTTGTTTTAAGTTTATTAGGGCACTCCGAAGTAATATTCAAAAACCAATCAGGCGACTGTTTAAAATACGAAATAGAGCCACGTTCCTTGTATGTTATGGAGGGCGATTTGCGTTGGAATTGGCAACACAAAGCGACGGCAAAAGAATTGCGTTATTCAGTAGTGTTTAGAACATATACGGGAGAAACAAAAAAAACCATTAAGATAAATGAATAAAGAAAAACCGATAGCCCTAGTTCAGTTTTCGGGCGGAATAGATAGTGCTTATGTGCTTTATAATTGGCTTTTAAACAATCCAAATGATTGTATTTTAGTACACCATATACACCTTGTAAATCACGAAAAAAGAAGCAAAAAAGAAGCGTTGGCAGTAAAAAGCATACTTTCTTGGCTAGAAAAACGAGGATTAACCAATTTCGTGTACATAGAGAGCAAGTTTGACTATGGTGGAATAGGTGGAATTATTAAAGACGTTGAGGTTTGTAATTTTTTTATAGGTATCATTTTGAGAGCAAAAAGGTGGTCTTCGATAAATCGTATCTATATGCCGATTTATAAAACAGAAAACGTAAAAAGACAAATTAGGGCTAATAAAATTAGAAAGTTGGTTTCAAACAACTCCACGCTATCCGAAAAAAGAGGGGTAGAAGTTGTATATCCCTTGTTAAATCAAACCAAAAAAGCCACAATGGACGCTATGCCAAAAGAACTACTAGAACTTTGTTGGTATTGCAGATACGGTGGAGATAAGCCTTGTGGCGAATGTATAACGTGCAAACAAATAAGTATAAACAAATAAAAAAAAACAAGTATGAAAGTAACAAAAGTATTAGTAACACCTTCGTATGCGAAGGAACTACTAGAAAGGAATGTAAGAAACAGAAAGGTTTATGACAAAGACGTAACCAAGTATGCCAAAGAAATGTCGGAAGGCAAATGGAAAGAGGATACGGGAGAATTGATTAAAATATCAAAAACCAACGTGATATTAGACGGTCAGCACAGACTTTTGGCTATAATTAAGTCAAATAAGACCTTGTATTTCCATATAGCCGAAGGACTAGAAGACCAAGTGTTTGATGTTTTAGACACGGGTAAATTAAGGAGTGCGGTTGATTGTTTCAAAATAGAGGGTATAAAGAACGACACATTGTTGCCGTCAATTATAAGGAAATATAAACTTCTTTTACAAGCAAAACTAACCGCTAATGGTAGAGATAATGATTTCACCAACTCAAAATTGATTGAATATTTCAAAGAAAGAGAGGCTTTTTGGAATAGTGTAGCCAAAAAAACAAAGGCTTGGTATAGTGATATGGGTAAGATTTTAGCTACTTCCTCTATTGGTGGACTGTATGCTTTGTTTTATGATGTTTCGCCTAATCAATCTGCCGAATTTATGAACCAAGTATGCAAGGGAGAAAACATAACAAACCCAAGCATTATTACACTAAGAAAAAGATTAATAGCCTCAAAAACAAATAGACAACAAAGAGTTCCCGAAGACGTTAAACACGCTATCATTATTAAAACGTGGAACGCATATAGAACAAATAGGGAAATAAAATCGTTGAAGTTTGACGCTGAAATAGAAACATTCCCAAAACCTATGTAAATTATGAGTAAAAGTGCCGAACACCTATACCGTTGCCTTGACGTAATAAAAGCGGACAAAAGCCTTTCCGAAGAAACTCTTATAATAATGTTTGTAGAATACGGAAAATTAGTTATAGGAGAAACGAAACCTAGTGATTGGGTATCCGTGCAAGAGAGGTTGCCGACGCAATATGGAAAGTATGAAGTTTATAGTGAAAAGTATGACAAACAAAAATACGAAACTTGGAACGGTACGGGTTGGGCATATAACCACAAGGAAATTACGCATTGGCGATTTATAAAAAAACCGAAACTATGAATGACGCAATAAAAAAGTCGCATTTATGCAACAAGACTAAGTTTGCCACCGAAAAAGACGCTTTGCACTCGCTTAAAAAAATACAGAAAAGGTCAAGTAGAAAAACTGTACCGCAGAGAGCCTACTTGTGTAGGTGTGGTGCTTGGCACTTAACAAGCAAAGTTGATGTTTTTGAAGAAGCTAAAAAAGTGGAAACGCTAAAAAACGAGATTGTTATGCTTAAATTAAAAATTAAAGGACTTGAACAAGCGTTGAGTGTTATGGCTAGAACAAACACCACAAAAGAAGGTATTGAAGCAAGAAAAGACGCTATTGTTCAAGAATTAAAAAGACAACTTTCTGACCAAAAAAAGATTAACAAAAGGCTTCGTAACGACAACAAAGAACTTATATCAAAAATACATACAAAAAATCAGAATGGATAATTGGATTAAACATACAGAGGTAAACTATGAGGATACCGAAATTAATCAGTTTCACTTTGATACTAGGGACTTCCATTGTTTTCCTATTAAAGAAAAACACGATATAGACGTGCCTCTTGAAAAGGTTTCTGAAAACCCCGAATACTTTTATTCGGGCGGAGAAATTAAACAGTTGGTTGAAGACCTATATGAAAGAAGCGGGGGAGAGGGTACTTGGAGATACTTGGCTTTTGAGGGTAACAAATGTTGCGGTTGGGAGTGTAAGTACATACGCTTCTATAAGACCGATTTGGGTTTCGTTTGTATAACTAAAGAAAAGCGTTTCAAGAAGAAAGACTTTTGGAAATCGGAGATAAATAAGGAAGTGTTGGGTAAACATTAAAGTTTTCAACAATTAGCGTTTCGATAAAATTAATAGGTAAATTTGTTGTACTAAATTTATAGGTATGAAAACAAATGTAGTATTAACTAGCACAGACAGAGAACTGTTCGGTGTTACCATTCGTCAAAACACCAAAGAGCAGTTTCTTTCAATAACAGACCTTCAAAAAGCATACGACAAAGCAAGGTGGCAATATGGTTGGTCGGAAAAGAAAGTAAATGAGATATTAACCTATCAGGACGCAAAACATAGGGTTTATTATCTATTGATAGAGAGGGGTTTGATAAAAATGTCTTTAAGCAATTTTATGGAAATGATTGAAAAAGAAGGTCTTACAAGCGTATTGAAGGGTTTAGGCGTTTATAAGACTACGGGGCGTGGTTCAAACAAGAGTGTTATGGCAGACCCTTATATTTGGGTGCTTATTGCTATGGAACTTAACCCTATGTTGTATGCAAAAGTTATTATTTGGATAACGGATACGCTTATCTTTGACCGAATAGAAGCGGGTACTGAATATAAGCCAATGAACGGTGCAATTAAATCAGCAATATACAATCCCGATTACACAAAATTTGCACGGGCTATAAACATTAAGACTTTTGGTTTTCACCAAAGCGGTATGCGAAATCTAGCGTCTTCAAAAGAACTGCGAAAAATAACTGAAATAGAAAAATTTGTAACTAATGGAATTAGTCAGGGTTGGTTAAAAAGTGAAGACCAAATACTACGGGCTATACAAGAATACTCTTAGTATTAATGTACAATCTCTATTTTGTACAAAAAGACAAGTATTTTTAACGGGTTTATTTGTAAAAAAATACAACCCCCTTAAAAGTATTTTTGGTTTAGTTTTTTTTTAGTGTATATTTGCACGGTATATGCTCAAAAACGGAAACGATAAAATATTACAAGTCAAAAAACATAGTTTATCGGGTTGTTACCGAAAAAAAGATTTATGGCAACTAAAAAAAATAAAACCACTATTATTATAGGTAATAATAAAAAACCGACAAAGTTTGTGTCGGGTCAAGTTATTATTAACAAAGAAGCCACAGAGGAAAATCTTGAAAGATTGACTGAAATAAACAATCAATGCTTAGATGAACCTAAAAATAAAGTTGTTAACGACGCAACGGAAGGTGGTTTGTTAAAAGGCAAACCTCATTATGATAAAAATGGAAAACCATTAGGAGGAATACAATCTATTGTTGATAACGATAGAGTTATTGAGGTTGAAGGGAATGAATTTGTTTTAAATAAATGTGCTAGTAAAAAACATTGGAGAGAATTAAGCCGTATCAATCAAAGTGCGGGTAATGGAGT